GCTGCACAGGTCAATGCTTCGGACGATAGCATCGTGCGTCATCCAGGCTGGACTGCCACAAACAGCGTGGCCTATCCGGGCAGTGGTACCTGTAGCGTGTCACAACCGCCATTGCGCGATTGTTTTTTAAACGGTGGGACAGGAATAAGCACATGGCTGTATGGCGGTGGTATTTTGGCAACACCAAACGCGACATCAGGTACTGATTTTGCTTTTGGCTTTGAGATTGCTGCCGGATCTGTTACGGCGCAGACGCTGTTTGATTCCATCAACGGCGATTTTATCCCTGATTTGTACGACCCGTTTGATGTAAATGGCGGAACAGACAATGCGCTGTATCTGCCGTTTGGGACGATTCTTCGTGGTCCAGCGCATGGCATTGTTTTTGACGATGCGGGAGACCCGGCGACATCTGGAACAGTCACGCTTCAGTTATCAAGCGATTCCTCGTCTAGAGGAACAGACTCGAGTTTTGACACGCTCGGAAATTACCAGACTGGATTGCCATATGGCCTTGGCAAATCAAATCATTCGATTGTGCTTGGCGCATCAAGTGTCGGTGTCAATCCGATGTTTTCCGCAAAGCGTCAGAGAGCTGTATTTCGTGAAGAAATCATAAGCGGTAACTGTACGGCTGCCGACGTTAGTCCAGCACAGCAAGCGACATATGGTGTCATAACTGCATCTAATGGTGTCAAGTTGTATCACTCACGAGCGCATAACGGGACAAACTGGGACGAGGTAACTACGCCAATTACAAATGCCGAATGTCTTAGCTTGGCGTATCAAAAGCACAGCGGAGCAATGACGCTGATTATCATTGTCGACACGACGTCCGGTGACGTCAAGCGATTTACGACCGACGACGAAGGGAACACAGTAAGCGTGGCAACAACAATCGGAACCGGGGCACACGGCACTGTCTGTGTATCCCCGAATGGCATGGAATACATCTTTTTCCGCACTAGCTCGTCAAACATCCAGCGCGTCAAGCGTGACCCGATGGGTAACGTCATTACAGCTGCATCAAACGTCGTGACCGGTAATGTGTCGGATGATGAGATCGCATGTTACTGGCGCCTTGGAGTCGTGTATCTAATTTACACGCACACGACAAACGGAATCACCATCGTGTCATCTAGCGATGATGCGGAAACTTTCTCGTAATGTAAAAAAGAAACGCCTCCAGGAAGGGGTCGCTGGAGGCGTGAGGATTAGGTTTCGAACTTGGTTGGACAATAGGAGTATACATCATGGATGAGCGTCGCGTGGCACTACTTAGCACTGATTTGGCGGTCGCAAACATAGGCGTCCAAGAAGTCGGTGAGAATCGCGGAAAAGCAGTCGAAGCATATCAAGCATCCTGTAAACCTCCAGTTCCTGCTGGCTCTCCGTGGTGTGCAGCGCATGTTCGCTTTCGCCATAAGCAAGCAGCGACACAGCTTGGCATCGTGTACGACGAGACTTTTCCTCGCAGTGCATATTGTCCAGACTGGTCTAGATGGTTCAAAGAAAATAATTTGTGGTTACCAGTCCAGCACATTCAAGATGCCACCACCACAAAGCGCCCACGGCGTGGCGATCTGGCGCTTGTCTACTTTCCTCAACTCGCACGCATTGCACACATCGGCATTGTGACACGAGTCGAGGAATGGGGAGTATATACGGTCGAAGGTAACACAAGCCCTGAGCCATCGGATGAGCTTTCAGTCGAACGTGATGGTGATGGTCTTTATGCCAAAAAACGCGACTGGCGTGAATTTGGCAAGTTTGGCGGCTTTGGCTTTGTTAATTTCTGACAAATCAAAAGACCAGATGCATAACTACATCTGGCCTTCTGTTGCTAGTTAGTTGTTTTTAATTTTATTACCACTGTGGGAGACAGTGGCGTAAGGTTTATACCTCTAACGCCAGACATGCACCACTTTTTGTGAGTGTGGATTTTCTTCAATGCGAAAACTTACAATTCCGTCCAGAGCTGGATGAATCTGTAGGTTTGCACCTTCGGCGTTCAGGCGCTCCAGAATCTCGTGCTCGCTCGCTTTGAGCAACCACAGAAGGCCTTCCGGCTTTTCAGGAACGCGATCGATCTGTTTATCTACTGCTGATTTTCTGGCCATGTTAATACCTCTATACCAGTATGGTGCTATGACAGCGTTTTTATCGTTTGACCTTTTTCTTCAGTTCTTCGACTTCTGCTCTCATAATGTAATCGCTCATAAGAGAGAGACTTTTTGCCAGAAATAATCGTGTGTATCGTCCATACAAAGGCCAAGAAGCATTAATTTCCTTCCAGGCTACAGCGTGCCATTGATGCAATGGAATCCTATCCTTCATGTCATGACAAGCGGAACAGCACGGAACAATGTCCGTGCCTCCGTTTCGTTCTGGTATTGGCATGTGATCGCCAGACTTTTTCACTGAGTGACAGAACATTGCACCGCAGTAAAAACACTCAGACGTCATGCGTTCGGGTCCTCTTCACCAATCACAAAGTGCGACCCGTTGTGATAACCAGGTATCGGCTTCGGAGTCGGTGCAAGTTTGCGAACAGTGGTCTGCGCTGGTGGTCCTGGCTTCAGCTGTGGACGTGCCTGTTGTTGTGGCTGGCCTATCGCGCCATTGCCATCGTCATCTTCGTCAGATGCGAGCGACAGCAGTGCGCTAAGGCTGTACCGTCGACCATAAGACAGTGCGCTGCCGAACCCGTGCGATGTCTGTTGCATCACAGGAACCTGCACGACGCCAGCGATCCATTCTCCTGAGCTGTGAATCACGCGACTCTCGACCATGATACTCGTGCTATGCTCTCCGTCGATGGTGTCCAGCACCGACTGCACAACAATCAGATTATGTTTAGCCATCACTGGTCGAACGACCTCCATGATGGCATCGAGCGACGTGTACTTTGACCGAAACGCTGGATTCGTGCTGTCCTTCACGATAGGTTTGATTTCTGCCTGTGCCTTCACAAGCGCTGGTGCGATTGCACCGATTGTCTCCGACATTGTCATTGTCCTAATCCTCCCAAATACAATCCTGCCCGACTTAGCGCATTCCTAAACGCCAACGTCCAGTTAATGTTTCGACGATCGATGATGGCGCCCGCTTGCGAATATGAACGCCAAATAGACACATCTTTAATAACTGGTTTTATTGCTTGTGCAATTGCTGGCCATTCGTCCTGGCGTGTTTCGTATGCATGGCGAAGACAGTCAAGCACATGTGCAAGTGCTTCGTACTTAGCTGTGCGGATAGACCTCGCCCATGCGATCTGCTTCTCGCTGCCGGTCAGCACTACAGGCATCGGGTCCAACATTTTGCCAATGCGATACCATTCGTGCTCAATCGCTCTTTTGCTTTGACATGCGCCGCAAATGTCGAGCGTTGATGCCATCATCGACATCTTGTATCGCAGGTCACTCTGCGAATAGCCGACCATGATGGAGTCGGTATGTCCGCACTTCCACGTCAGGTCAATACGTTCCTGATTCATTTCCTAATCCTCTCAATGTAGCGTCCAACTACATAAACATCCTAGCACGGGTTGACATAATGTGTCAACATGTGGAATAACGACTACATGATTTACGGACATACACAAGTGGAAATCGCCGAGAAGCTCGGCATCCACAAATCAGCGGTCTGTCGGATGCTCTCGGGTGGACATGCTGTCAGACAGTCGACCATCAAACGCATCGCTGATGCTATCGGTCGCACTGAATACGAAGTCGCTCAGTGGATCCTATGCAGACGCATGGGACAAACGCTGCCGAAATAACAACAATAGAAAGAGAAGAACTTAAATGGACATCAAACTCACCTGCATCGAATGCAACCGACCGAACGCTGTGTCTTACGGTCGTAGACTTAATATCTGTGACATGTGTGCACAGCGTCAACTGAAGCGCGAGCGTCGACATAGAACTAAACGGCGTATCGAGACGCTTGGCCAACTTATCGTAATGACGTTGTTTGTTTGGTTAGCTTGTGCGATGGCATACAGCTGGAACACGCCAAACAGTGCAGATCATAGGGCACATCAGGCAATGGCAGCTAGTGACTAAGCGTATTGATACATGGAGCCAGTATCGCTCCAGTCGACTCGCAGACAAGGATGGACTCCTCCTTCCGCAGGAGGAGTTTTTCTTAGGTCGGATGGTGCATAGCGGTAGCGAGCCAGATGTCAAGCGTGCGACGGACGAACTGCTTAAACATAATCAGCGTTTAATCTCTACAATCGCTAAACGGTTTAAGGGACGAGGTTGTACACACGAGGACATGATGACTGATGGGATGCTAGGTCTATTGCATGCGATTGAACGATATGACCCGACCAAGGGCTACAGATTCAGCACATACGCAACGAACTGGATTCGCCAGGCCATCGGTCGGGGCGTTGAAAACCGTGGTCGTGAGATACGCCTACCATCGCACATCATCGCTAAGATCTCGCATATTCGAATCGCCAGACAGGCGTACATAGCCAAGCATGGTCAAACGCCATCGATGCCGGACCTGCTTAAGTGGATACACTCGCGCATCCATGAGTTTCCACAGTATCTTCGCCATCAGCTCCTGACGCTTGATGTTCAGTATCTCAGCGACATCGTGGCGATGGAACGTGTCGACATCAAGTCTCTGGACGAACCTAACGTCTACGGTCAGTCATTCAGTGAATACGTTGCTAATCAAACGCCACAACCAGGTGATGGTTTAGATCGTGCTACAGTCTACGCACAGCTGTACAAACTCATGCAACATCTAACTGATCGCGAAATGGCGTGCATACGGCTGCGATACGGTTTTGACGATCTTGTTGACGGACGATCACTTGAAGACGTTGGTCTACTGGTCGGTTACTCTCGCGAGCGCATAAGGCAAATTCAGTGTCGCGCACTTACCAAACTACGGGAACTGCCTGAAGCTGCGGTCCTCTTTGAAACCTTGGAAGGTATGGAACTTTGACAGAATCACAACATCAAATCGTTTATTTTAACTGGTGCCGAATGATGCGTCGTCGACATCCATGTCTTGACACTATCCATGCGATTCCAAATGGTGGATACAGGTCAAAGGCGACTGGCGGTCGAATGAAAGCTGAAGGCCTTAAGGCTGGCGTTTGGGATATCTTCATCCCGGTACAGATGGGACAACATTGTGGCATGTGGATTGAAATGAAGGCAGGGAAAAACAAACTTACGCCAGAGCAAATTGACTTCCGCGAACGAGTTGGCACAATTTATCACTGGGTTGTCGCTTACTCGTGGGAGGAAGCAGTTGAAGCAACATGCAAATACTTAGGTATTAACAGCGGAATAATCTGATAATCGGAACCTGCTTGGACATGCAGGGTTTGTAAGGGGTAATAATGAATCGTGTATCACAGGCTGTGACTTTCCTGTCATGGCTGTTTGAGCCATATCCTGATGGCTTCGTCGAGATTCGATGTTTGAATCAAGGACGAAATCAGATGCGCTTTTACGAGCTTCCACGAACCGTCGATGACTGGACTAGTATTGGCGAGGCGTGTATCCAATGGGCTGACGAAGGAAATGATGTGTATGTCGGCGTGCTCCCACGCTGGCGTAAAGGAGGACGGGACAATGATGTACATACTGCTGGCGTACTTTGGTGTGACATTGATGACCTTACTGGTTTGGATGAGACTGCAACGCTTGATAAAGTCACAGTGGCTGTTAGATCAGGAAAAGGACTCCATTGCTACCGAAGGCTCAAAGTGGCTGGCATTGGGACTAAGCCAACAGAACAGCGCGAGTTCGTACAGCTGCTTGAACGATGGATGCTCTCGCTCAGTAGGGCAGCAGACACGAAGTGCAAGAACCCGTCAAGAATATTACGAGTTCCTGGAACTCTAAATTGGAAAAACCGCGAGGCGCCACGTTTGGTCGAACTCGCAAAGTATCCTCCAGAAGCCTCAAGAATCGTCAAGGAGACACAAACCACTCATCCATGGGGTGATGAGTGGTCGCGTGTACTGATTGCAGCCAAAGCGGGAGACCTGCCAAAGCGGGAGCGAGGCAACTGGAATCTTGGCAAGTACAAGCACGGCGACTACCTGCTGTCTTGCTTCAATCATGCAGTCATTGGCATCGAGCAGATGCGAATTATGGGCATGGTGGCACATGCAGAAGAGTGTCGTACACTCGTAATTACTGCGCTGGACACGCAGGACTTTTCGGAATAGAGGATTAGATGGAAGAACTTTCGTTAGACGATCTTCGGCTCATGGTGGCCGGAGACATGGCGACGCATGCTCGCGTCGTAGCTCACGGTGAGCATCACTGGGACAGATTGTTCCAACCGCATCCAGCATCAGGTGGACCATTCGGTGGACGAAACAATGCGCTGGTCACACTTCTCGGATTCCTTCGGGCAAAGCGTTTCTCGCTTGATCAGGCCAACGTATTTAGCACATGGTGGTCTGACACTTACTGTGAACCAGCACTAGACCACGAGGTCATTCTTGAGACCACTGGACGCTTCTGGGTACAGTGGGCGCAAGGCAATGTGCCGGACGATCTGCCGGGCGGTGAGACCATCGCGCCATGGGAGGTCTGGGACTGGTCACGCATGGAAGTCGAGGAGAGCAAACTCGGAGCACAGTCCTGGCTAATTTCAAACGTCCTGTCGACAGGTGGGCTTCATTATCTGTCATCGCCTCCGGGTAGTGGAAAAACGTGGGTCATGTGCGATCTCATTCGTGCAGCTGTCTTTGGTGACAGATGGCTAAGCGAGTTTGAGATTCCGCAGACCAAGGTTTTGTACATTGATGAAGAGATGGGCGTCCAGAAGGTCCTGCAACGGCTCAGGAAGCTTGGAATGCGCTCGGCTGATGGGATGGGCTACCTTAATCGTGTCGGCATCAGATTTGACAACGTGCTTGATGTCGACAGGATTCTGAATCATTGCCAAGCAAACGATGTCGGGCTGGTCATAATTGACTCACTGGTGCGCGTGCACGGGTTGGATGAAAATGACAATAGCCAGATGCGTCGACTGTACGACTCGTTCAAGAAACTTCTGGACGTCGGAATCACTGTCCTGATCGCACACCATAACCGCAAAGGTGGCACGGACGCAACAGTCAAGCACGAAGGTATGCGAGGTGCTGCAGAGATTGTCGCAGCTGCTGACATGGCGTATTCGGTTGAGAAGCAAGCGAACGGGCTATACCGCATGTACGTTACGAAGGGACGTCTTATAAGCGATGATGATGCCATTGATGTCACGTTTGAGATTCGCGACGAGGAAGGTCTAACGAAGGTCAGGACGCTTGACGCTGGTGCACGTTCTGAAGCCATCACACAAGACATACGAACGAAGCTCATACAACTGATCAGCGATTCACCAGGCATCTCTCAGGCCCGTTTAGCGGAACTTTGTGGTGGTCGAAAATCAGTGGTGGCTGCTACTTTAGCGGATCTTGAAGCAAGTCGCATTGTGACTTTTGACAAGGGTGCACGCAACTCAAAAATGTATCGTCCAACGGCTCTACTGTAGGCGTTTGACCTGTTCCCGCGACCTGTTCCCGACCTGTTCCGCTTTAAGTATGAGAAAACGGGAACAGGTCAGAAAATCCCCCCTTAGAATCCCCCCTGCCAGCATGTTTTATAGCGTGCTGGCTTAGGGGTTTATGTCGAAACTGTTCCTGCGTGCCGGGCGCTTACGCTGGCACACGGAACAGCATCGACAATTTGTTTGACAAGTGGTTTGTTGTTTGGTAATGTCAACGTGACGGTGCTGGGAGAACTACTTACTGGATTGGTAATGGTCCAGCACTGTCACACTAGAGTGGTCTTAGACCAAAGGAGTTATGAGATATGGGTTTTTTTTCTAGCGCATCCTTTTCGGATGGCAGCTCACAGTTTGAAGCAGCACCAGCTGGTGCATACGTTTGTCGATTGGCTAGTGTCGAGTCAGTAGACCGACCGTCTTACGATGATCCGAACGTCATGCTGCCGAACTTTAGGTTCACGTTTGAAACGACCGAATACGGCGATTCGGCTGGCAATGCTTACCGCTTTTTCAAGTTTACGCGTCAGGGATACGGCAACGACAAACAGGCGCTTACAATTCTGCTTGATGGCATGCTTGGCCGTCGTTTGACACAGTACGAGTTTCACGAGCTTGACATCAATGATCTGCTTGCAAAGCAGTGGATGGTCAATGTCGACGCGAAGATGAACACGCGTGGCAATATGACAAACGCGATAATGTCTGTCTCTCCTGTAGCTGCAAAGAAAAAGCTAACTAAGATCGCACAGGCAACGATTAAGACCGATGACATCGAAGACCCCTTCGGTGAAGACGCCAGCGAGTAACTTCTGCGCTTTCACACTCGCTGTCGCACCAGGCACTTCCACCGCTATGAAGTGCCTGGTGTTTTACTTCAAAAGAATGGGTAACGATGTACAAAGAAGAAGAAAAAGCAGAGATACTTAACAAGGTCCTGCGATTGATGGCTGAAGGACACAGCATCAGTAGAGCATCTCAAATGATTGAAATGCCACGGAATGTAGTTTCGAGATGGCTGAACGAGAACGGCAAAGGTGGTCAGGCAACGCCACGAGATATCGTGCACACGCTTGGAAAGAAGAGAGAAATCGTTCACGGTGTGGCTGAACTGGTCACACAAGGCGTCGACAAACGTCGTGCAGTCGAGCAGTATGGCATCGGCACACGACTGTTCAACAAGTGGCTGTCGACCGAACCATCGCTTCGTGTCGACTACTTCGAGATCTGCGGAAAAGGTGTCAACGTCGGCTATTCACGACGATCGTTTGAATTTATCATTGAATCGATGCGCGCTGGTGCAGCTGTGCAGCGTGATGGCGCTCGGTGGAAACTGCGACTCGTCGAAGGTGCGCTTATGCGCTATGAGCTGACCGGAAATAATCAGTGGATTTCAAAGGGTTTTGCTACAGTGACAGGTACCGATATCTTGGCGCGAGATTGGACGGTAGTCGAATGAAGTTTACAGAAGTAATCGAGCCATTGATGCATGGCAAACCTATCACACGCGCATCATGGGAACATTCCGTATATGTTCGTTATTGCGACCTGTTTGAGTCGTTTGTAATGCACGCTGATGGCGAGTCTAAGACAATTCAAGGACTGACAATGTATCCAGAATGGATTCTCGCTGATGATTGGATGTTTGGTGAGTTTCATCCTGTAAAAGACGAGATAAAGTGGACACAGACAAATTTATAACGTCGATCATGGCTAAGCCTTGGGCAACCACATACAGTTTGCTCAAGGCCATCGGCGCCTCTAGCGCTGTCATTGATGAGACATGGCGAGACTATCGACGTAAGTACATGCGAAGCCAGCGATGGCAGGACATTCGTACAAAAGCACTTGAGCGGTCATGTCGTGCTTGCGAGCAATGTGGAAGGCGTCAGGAGGATGGATACAAACTAGATGTGCATCACCTGACATATATTCGACTTGGCGGTGAGCTTATGGAAGACGTACAGGTGTTGTGCTATATATGCCACGGACAAATGCATTACAGGCGCAAAGTTCGCCAGGATGCGCCAGAATAGAATCATGGCAAGGGGCAACATCACAGATCCACAGACGTTAGCACAAATTGAATCGTCTCTAATTGCAGGACAAAGTCCGGCGGTAATTGCTAGGTTGTGTGGATTACCTCGCACGACAATTTATTCAATACGCGACAGGATGAAGGCACCTGTCGAATCTGTTCGTACAGAAAAAACTGTTACGAACCTGCCTGTCAAATCACTTGATGATCTTTTGACATCTGTTCTCGAAGATAGCCTTAAGGCGCTACAGATGATAGCACGAACAGCCCAAAGTGAGCGTTATATCAATGGCCAATCAGCTGCCCAAATTGCAGCTCTCCATGAGCGCATTGCGAACTTCTCGATTCAACTTCTCTCCGCAGCAGCCGAACCTTCGGACAGTAACTAGCGCACAGACTGCCGTCTGTTATCTTGATTACTTGCGAGACACGCTGCCGAATGGTTGGTCGTACACAGCTCGTCATCTGATCGCCATCGCTTCGCACCTGGACGCAGTCGAGCGTGGTGAGATTGACCGTCTGGCGATACATATGCCACCGCGTCATGGTAAGACCGAAACAGTAACCGTGCGCTATGGCGCCTTTTGCATAGAACGAGAGCCACACGCAAACGTCTTGGTGACTGCTTACAATGAGCGCATCGCGAGACGCTTTAGTCGTAAGGCCAGACAGATCGTTTCGTCCAGGACTAAACTCTCTAAGGACAACACCGCACAGGACGAGTGGAGTATGCCAGAGGGAGGAACATTCATGGCGCGTGGTGTTGGCTCTCCTCCGACTGGTGTAGGCTTTAGACGCATCATCATCGATGACCCGATCAGGAGTCGCGAGGATGCCGAATCCGCACTGTTCCGTGATAAGGCTTGGGATTGGTACACGGACGACCTTTATACACGTCTTGAACCGAAGGGCGCTCTCATCATCGTGTCGACACGCTGGCATCACGACGACATTACAAGTCGTGCGATCAGCTCAGAACCGCATCGATGGACAGTGCTGAATCTGCCAGCGATTGCAGAAGAGTCTGACCAGATTGGTCGAATGCCTGGCGAAGCATTGTGGCCTGAACGGTACGACGTTAAGGAACTTGGACGTATTAAGGATGTTATGGTCGCGAACAGTGGCGACTACGGCTGGAGTGCTTTGTACCAGCAACGACCGACGCCACGAGAGGGCAGTTTTTTTAAGACTGAACGCATCGTCATCGAAGCATCGACACCAAACCTCCAGAAGATGTCACGCGCCTGGGACCTCGCAGCGACAGCAGGGAGCGGTGACTATACTGTCGGTGTCAAGATGGGTCGAGATGCTGATGGTCGCATCTGGATACTCGATGTCGTTCGAGGCCAGTACGACACAGATCAGCGAGACAGACTTATCAAACAAACAGCTGCACTTGATGGACGAAGCGTCCGTGTTCGCCTTCCACAGGACCCGGGACAGGCTGGGAAATCGCAAGCGATGCACATGCTCAGACTGCTACACGGAAGTTCGGTAAACATTCTGCCTGTTACAGGAGCGAAGGATGTACGCGCTGAACCATTCGCCTCACAGGTGGCTGGTGGCAACGTCTACATGATTACTGCCGACTGGAACCGTACACTGTTGGATGAACTCCGAGTGTTTCCCCTTGGAAAGAACGATGACATTGTTGACGCGCTCACCGATGCCTACGACGAGCTTGTCGGTCGTGGTGGTGGCTGGGGTGCAGTTTAGCACATGATAGGAACACAATAAGACCATGGGACTCTTTGACCGCCTGAGAGGCAAAGCCACAGCCGCACCATCCGCACTTCTTCCGCCTCCGCTAATTCAGCGCCAGACGTCCTATTTCACTGGCACAGGAAACGGCGACTTTTGGTCCCTCCTGACACGCAACCTTCCAGGCTCGAGTTTTAACTGGCGCAATCAGGCTGGCGACTTGATGCTAAACGGCATCGTTGCGATTGGAATGGACTGGTACATTCGCAACTGGAGCCAAGGTGTGCCAACGGTCAGAAGACCTATGCCTGACGGACAGGTCGAGACAATCGCAGACCATCCGATTCTAACGCTGCTGTCACAACCGACGCCTAATGTCCCGCCTTCGTTAGTCTGGTCGTGGATTTTGCCTGATTTTCAGCTTCTTGGAAACGCTTACTTTCGCAAGGTCCGTGTCGCTGGTCGTGTCGTTGGTCTACAGTACTTACCTGCTGACATGGTTAGGCCTGTTGGCAACAAGGTCAATCCGTTGTTGTATTACCAGTACACGGTCGACGGAACGTCCTACAACGTCGCGCTGGAAGACATCATACACATCCGATATGGTCGAGATCCGCAGGATTCTCGGTTTGGTCGTTCACCGATTACAGCTGTACTTCGTGAGATTGCAACCGACAACGTCGCTGCATCAGCTGCATTTGGCATGGTGCGCAACGGCGGAATGCCATCGATCATGGTCGGACCCGACTACAAAGGCGGTGTCGAAGATCTGTCTGAAGACGATGCACGCCAGACAAAGCGCAAACTCCAGCAAGACTTTACAGGCGACAATGCTGGAAGCGTCCTTGTTATGACTGGTCCATTCAAGGTAGAGCAGGTTAGCCACAAACCGAGCGAGATGGCATTTGATGAGATCAGGCGCAAACCAGAGGAGCGCGTGTGCGCTGCGCTTGGATTAAATCCTCTCGTGCTTCAGCTGGGCAGTGGTCTCGAGCGTGCTACGTATTCAAACCTTGAACAGGCTACGCGTTCGGCGTGGACCGATGGAATGATTCCTCTAATGCGTCAGATGGCTGAAGCATTGACCATTGCGCTGCTGCCTGACTACGAAGAGACGCAACCAGGCGATTATCTTGAGTTTGACGTGTCAAATGTGCCATCACTACAGGCTGATTTGAATGAAGATGCTGAGCGTGCTGAGCGTTTGTATAAGGCTGGTATCGTCGACCTTGCAACGGCCAAGCGTGTCGCTGGTGTTACACCATCGGACGATGATACTGGGTATTATCATCCGACTGCTGTACCTGTTCAGGTCGGCAATCAGGAGCTTCTGGTGCCTGATGCTCCGAAGCAACGCACAGCTGATGAAACTGCGAAACTGGTTGGCGCAGCAGGTGCTTGGATTCGTGCTGGATTCGCTCCAGAAGCGGCACTGTCATCTGTCGGGCTTGATCCGATTCAGCACCTTGGTCTGCTACCTGTCACGGTTCGCGAAGAGACCAAAGCATTTGACGATGAGTCTGAACCTGGGCTAAAGTTTTTCCCAAACAAAGAGATGAAGGATGAAGCACGACGCGCCATTGAATGGCGTGATGCTGGTCACGATGGCGGGACATCTGTTGCATGGGCGAGAGCCAACCAGATTATAAAT